CCAGCGATAATGTTTTTTAGTTGTTCTTTGCGCTCACGAATCCTTTTCAGGATTACGTAGATAGCGGTTGTATCTTCCATTAATGGAAGTATACACTAAAAGTAATAAAAAATCAACTACTTTTTCTTCTTAGCTTTCATGCCACCGTGCATCGCTTTAACTCTGCCACCTTTTTTTGACATAGTTCTAGCGCCAGAAAAAGCTCCTCTTCCTGCAGCTCTTTCCGCACCTTCACTCATAGCACGTCTGCCAGCCAAAGAACCTCTCGCTCCTGGATCTCTTGCACTTAATGATTCATCAAGTCTAGCGTTGTAGCCCTGTTTCATTGGGCCACCAGCTTGTTTCTTGACTCTTCCACCAGTTTTAGCTTTGACTCTTCCACCTTTTTTATAGGTAGTAGTTCCAAATTTCTTGCCTGGTGTTACACGAGTTTCGCGTCTTGCGTGTATTTTACCGACCATTATTTTCTCCTATTTTTTAGCGCTTCCACCTTTGCGCATTTTTACTTTACCACCTTTCTTATAAGCCTTTGAAACGCTTTGTCCAGTGGTTTTTGCATGTGCTGCCGCAGCTCGTTTTCCGGCTGGTGTATATGCAAATTTCTTACTACCTACTATTGGCATTGTTCCTCCTATGTTATAAGTGTAACTTTTCTTCTATCTTTCATTACGGCGCCACAACCTTTTGCAACTCCTTTTGGGTTCTTAACATTTTTTCTTGACTGTGACAAGGAAGATACGTCGCCACCCTTGTTTTTTTGAATTCTGTTTCCATGCTCCGATGCCCACTTCTTGGCGATTTGAGGCTCATTGGCATAAAGGTATGCGCGTTGTTTTGCAGATTTAAATGGCATTATTCCTTGTTCTCCACCTTGGTTATAATTTTCGCGTGCTTCGTTCCTCCAACATAGAGTCCGAACCACGCCGCCCCTGCACCTACAATAACCGAAACAAAAGCCGATTGGGCATTTGTTGGATCAGGTAGTTGCATAAACCATTCCGTTGTTCTCCAAAAGGCAATTCCGTACATCGTAATTAACAAGCGCGGAAAAATTCTCCACGCACTAAGACGCTCCGGTGAAATCATTTTTTCTTCTTAAACAGTCCCATTGCCGTTGGTCCGGCTCTCACCCCAAATGACACAGAGCACGCAATATATAAGAGATGCTTATAATAATCCGGGAGCTGCTGCAAGGCAACAAACCCCGCTTCTATGTGTGGCGTCATTCCAGGGATGAAGACTGCTACGGCTGGCGTGAGTAGGCAAATTAAAATTACCTCATCTTTCCAGCTTCCCTTCATTTGATCAACAGCAGACGCTTCCCACGATACTTCGCCGGCTATTTGCTGTTCACGCAATTTTGTTTTTGCTTTTATTTCTACTAACTTGTTCTCGGCCTTCGCTTTCTTGGTTTCTATGAATCCGGAGACCGCCTGTCCGGCGACTCCTAGTAATGGTTTTAAAAGTAATTGTAACATATTAAACTCCCAATAATCCTACTATACCACCTTTTGCAACGTTTGCATAGCGTGGAGCTTGAAGTCCTGAACCATAGCTTCTAAGAAGCCTTTTCATTCCTTCCCCAGTATATCCAGGCATGAGCCCGGAAAAAATTCCCTTTTCTAGAGCTTTAGACTGCTCTTCCGCGTAAGGATCCACGAGCGTATCAAAAAATCCTGACTGCTCCATATCCCTTGCTGGTGCTCCCTCCGCTAAAGCGGTGAGAAGATCCATCTTTTCTTGGTGTCTGTCTCCGTAGTAATCATATCCATAATCTTCGTATCCACCTCCGCCTCCTGGAGCGCTGTAGTCACGCCAAAAATCACTTTCTTCTGTAGCGATATCTTCCCATCCTATATCTGAAAGTCCGGATAAAAATCCTTCTGGATCAGCTTTATACTGATCAATCTTATGTTTACCAAATGTGGTATAAACTGGATTTCCACTTGAATCCAACATAGGATTTCCTTTTGAATCAACAGCGATAAAAGAGCCTAAAGTATGAGTGGGTGCCCCATAATAATCCACCATATGGAGTAAATTCTCTGGATTATCTCGATTAAAATCCCAACTTTTTCCATACTTAGGATTCTGGCCATGAATATCGGCCAGGGTTTCCATTACACGTAAATCAGTTACTTCTGGTACTACTGGAGGGGGAACGTATGGTTCATCACCATGAAGTGAAAGTCCAAAGTTTCCTCCACCACTTGTATCAACAACTGGGGGAGTAGTATAATCTACTGTTGTAGGGGGGTTTAAATTTGGATTGTAGGCACCACCAGGATGTCCTGGACTGACCTGATTCTGTACAACTGGAGTTGTAGCTACATTTGCTGTAGTTGGAGACGCCCAATCCCAATCATGAGGTCCTGCCATGAGGTATTAACCTCCTAAGATTTTTGATTTAGGATTATTTGGGAAATAGACTTCATCTTCTTCGAAAATTTCATCAGGACCAGTACCATAACCTCTGTTTCCTAAAGCAACGTCAGATGCTAAATCTATTCCATAATAGGGGTCTAAAAGATTAGGCCCAAAAGGATAAGTTACTTGACCAGGTTCAGATGTTATTCTTCTAGGTCCTAAAGGTAAGGTAGAATGAGTTCTATCCTCATCATATAATTTAGGAGTAAATGTAGACTTTGGTCTTTGTCTCTCAAAATCATAAATACCCGCATATGGATGATCCAGTGGTGCATCCCATTTTTCATCTGGATAAGGAGTATAGTCAGCTGTAATGTCTTCTGTTTCGGTTAATCCAAAAGGAGTATCATCAATATTCCAATGTTCTCCAATTTCATAATCAGGGCCAATTTCAGCAACCTCGCCTGAAGTATCTGTCCAATGCTCACCTGTTTCATAATCTTGAGGACTTCCTCCTCCCATATTAAGATTTCCCCACACTTCTCGAATTCTGTCGTATCCTGGAACACGGTCTGGTGCTTCTCGATGACTTCCAGTATATCTGGAACCTTCGCCTTCGCCAGTATATTTAGAGGGGTTATATCCTTCAAATTGAGTTATTGCCGATAGTCTATCTGAAGTCTGCTTGTTTCTCCACGCCGTTTCAGCAGTATCTCTATATTCTTGAGCCTTGGTGCTATCCTGCGCCATATCAGCAAGATTCATGTATTTATTATAAAAAGCTCTATCTTTAGCGGTCATCATGGCTTTTTTATCATTTTCCCAATCCTTAAAACCGGAAGCTTTGCTTCTTCCTTCTTGAACTGCCAAATCTTGATATTTATTCATTAAACGAGAACCACGGGCCGCGTCGCTAATCGTATCACCAGCCATTTTCATAACTTTAGGAAGTGGTAAATCACCCATACTAAATCCTTCTGCATCTTCATCTCTACCTAACCATTGGTTGAGGTGTCCTAATAATCCCATTCCTTTGTCTTCGGCTAGGGATCCAAGGCCTCTTCTATTGGCAAGTTCTATGTTTCTGTAATTTCTTCCATAATCTTGAAGATTTCCTCTTGCGGGTCCTGAACGATCATAACCTTGTGATGGAGTATAATCAAAAGTACGCCAACTTGGTCTTCCTGTTATTCCAGGCTCACGAGTATTTCTTCTAGCATTAATTGCTGCTGTATTAAGATTAGGTTGGTTCTTTGGTACCCATCCACGTCCTGTATTAGCGTAATAACTTTTACTTCCAGTATCTGAAGGATGTTCTTTCCATCCAGAAGTTTGTCCTGGTGATCGGAGATTTCTCCTTCTTAAAGTCGCCATTTTATTATTCTCCTAATTTATGCGCCCGGTATAATTATCGCTTTCAGAACCACAAGAACAACGATGACAATGATGCCGGCTTTAATCCAGTCCTTCATGCCCCACTCGTTCCACTCTTTCAAGTGATTCCAAATATCTTTCAATAACTTCATCTTTACCTCCTAGTGAATTGTTGGTGGCGTATCATGGTTCTCACCATAATACATTTCGTCGGCCATTATAAACGAATCTAGCATAACTGCAAATATTTTCTGCGCCTCTTCAGGTCCCAGTGCACGTATGTATAAATTGCGTGTAACCGCCATTAATCCAGCCGCGACCAAAAGGTCATGACCGGGGTTTTTTTTCAGTTCATCTGTAATGAGCTTTTCAGCCTTGTGCATTACATTCGCTATCTTAGCTACGTTTTGATTTTCCATTAGCCTTTCCTCTCTCCTTCATCGCCGCAATTTTTTCATTGCTTCGGTTCTTAGCGGTTTCCCGCAGTCTTATGACATCCTCTTTAATCTCGGTTGTCGTATCCTTCGCTTGGTCTTTAAGCAAGCCAAAAGATTCTTTTACCATGCCTAGTTCATTACTACTAGACATTTTTTCTCTTTCCAAGTCAAGCTTTTCTGCATCAACGGCTGTTTCCATAAGCATCTTGGTTTGATCGTGCTCTCCTTTTTGTTGCAGTTCCGCAGCTTTAAGGTCAATTTCTTGTTGTTTTAATCTAACAAGTGGATCCTGTTCTTCCATTCCGCTTCGTTGCGTTTCTTCTTGCGCCATTTCCTTGATCAATTGCGCTTCAACAGCAGCAATTTGAGCTTCTTTCATTATATGAAACTGTTGCTGCATTTGCTGAACTTGCTGTGCAACTTGTTGTTGCATCATTGGATTTTGTTGAGCTTGTTGTTGCATTTGCTGTATTTGTTTTTGTAATTCCTCTGCCTGTGGTTTCATGGCTTCATCAACCTGCTCAGCCGCCATAATTCCAATATGCTGTAATATATGACCTTCCATCATTGCGTAAACCTGCACATTAATTTGAACAGGACGCGTGAACATAAATTCCGCATGCGCCTCTATATGCGCCTTATGATTTTGTTGTGGAAAAGCCTTAGGCTCCGTTCCTTTCATTGCTTCTGAATTTTCCATTGCTGGACTTTTTGGTGGAGGATTACCTGGATCCGGTTTTAATAATGCATCAATGTTATCCACATCCAACGCCTGATAAACTCTCCTGTATGCCTCACGTAAATTATGTAATGCTGGATTACCCATTGCCATTTGCAATTGTTGCTGCGCCAACATGACACGCTGTGACATGGAGAAAATATTTGGATTTGAAATTGGTAAAATATCCACACGGTCATCAAAATCACTTTGCTTAATAGTTCTGTTTCCACCCTTGACCATGTAAGGATATTCCGGTGGTAAGAACATTTGAATGCAACGTGCAAGCAATTGAAATTCTAATCGTTGTGCATAATGCAATCGCTTATGGATTGCACTCATAACTTTTGTTCCTCTTTCTAAAAGAGCAAGTGTTGTTCCAACAGGATTCTGTTCATTTCCTTCACCCATTTTCATATCAGCAATTGCCGCAAAAGATTTTCCTGCATCAACGCAGAAACCTAATAAAGCGAATAATGTTTGTGAAGGTTCCTTGTATGGAAGTGGTAACAGTGATTCCTTAATGGAAGTTCCTGTCACATCAACATCACGAAATTCTCCTGGCTGCAATGGCTCGTCATGGTCACGTATACGCATACCACGTGCCTTGAAACCTGCTGGAAGATTGGCAAGAGTACCTGCATCAATTAATTGCCGCAAAACACTTGTTGCAGTTCTTGACAATCCACCAAGCATATGTATTAGACCAAAGCCGTAAAACCCTAGTCCTGGGAGGAATTTGTAGTGTGTAAAATAGTCAATTCTTTTTTTAGATTGATCCTGCTCCATCCAATTTCTTCTTATTCCTAAAACTTTCGTGGAGAACTGATCAATGGTAATAATGTAAGGAAGCTTAACTCCACTTTCATCTTCAAATCCTGGAACGTCCGCATCCACGTGCATTTCCAAAATAAAATGCTCATCATCGTCCGCTGCGATTGTGTCACTGACTCCTTGCAACTCATCAACTTTTTGTGTTACATCGCTGATGGTGTTAACGGAGCCAGTTTTAACTTCTATGTCACGGTAGAACCCATTGACCTGTTGTTTTCTTAATTCATTTGAGTCAATTTTGGTTACGTGTGTAATTCTAAATGCTTCTTCCAATGATGTCGCCATGTAATTGACAACACAATCTTCCGAAGAGACAAACTTAGAAACTGGTCGCTGTAACAGCGAATCATAGTAAGTTTTTTTGAATGCCGAACCGGATAAAGGAAGATAAAAAAGTAGTGAATCCATATCCGGATCATACTCCTTCATTATCTGTGTAATTTGATAATTCATGTAGTCCTTTACGCGTTTCGCCTGTTCTTCAATTTCAGGAGTAATTTCACCAACAACCTCAGTATTAACTGGTCCTGCTGGCGGTAAAAGTTCCTTATAAGCTTGCGCCTGGAATTGAGTAACTGATTCAGCTAGTAATGGATGAACGACACCTGCAGCACCTTCAAAAGGTTGCGTACGGTCCTCATACTTGAAACCAAGCATATCGAGTCCTTTCACATAAGTATCTTCCCAATCTTTTCTTGATATCTTATCTGATTCATANGCTGCCACCAGTTTATTGGATAATGTTTGAAGATCATTCTCTTCAATAAAATTAGCAAGATTTCCTCCAAAAGGAATCTGTGATTGGTCAACTGGTGCGTTTGGATCTGTATTTATTTCAGCTCCGCCGTCTGGTAGATTAGTAATCTCCACTCCTTCTTCCATGACAACATTTTCATTAGGAACTGATACATTAGCACCCTCTCCGATTTCCAAGCTGTCTGTTAGAGCATCAATTGCTTTTTCTATTGCGCCAGAGGCAGGCCTTCTAGATGTTATAGCCATTTTACTTCTTTACCATTTTTTTGTTAACAATGCCACCTTTTTTATAAACTGGAATGGTCGCTTCTCCTGGAATTTTAATTCCAGTGTTAATGTCCCTCATTTCAATCAATGGGATCTTCTCCCACGTAAATCCGTTCCCGTCAACAATTGTTGTATCAGTGAATTTGAATCCGCTTTTCTTCGCCATTCTTTTCATCGCCTTCACTCCGATTTCATCATAGAATTTGTCGCCACCTTTAGGAATAGCTCCGTGCGCCTTTTTCATCTTTCCAGTTGAAAGGGCGACACCGTCGTATCCCTTGTCATTCGCCATCTTCATCAATCCTTGCATGAACAGCTTCGCGTAGTTCTCTGACTTCTTAAACGCGGTGTCAGGGTGAACTTGTCCACTTCTTCCAGTTGCTTTAGCTTGAGCTTCCACTTTTTTCTGTAATTTCTTCACGTCACCGATCAGTTTCTTTATTGCCTTCTCAATGTTCTTCAATTCAGCCACATTCGCCTCTGATTCACGCTCAACTCTGGGCAACGCCTTGATCGCGTCCTTCCTGAGCCTTGTTGACTCCAAAGTCTGCTTTTTTGTGTCCAATTGCTTCGCGAATTCGCCCATTTCGGCGAGAACGTCATGCTTATCGAGCCGTGGGGCGTAATTATATCCCTTTTGCGCCACTGCTTGATGCAAATCGGACTGAATTTCCTCGGCCATGAGGATTTTTCGTCCACTTTCATCAATTCTTTCACTGAACCTAAGCCAACCGAAGGGTGAATTGCCAGTATTCCCCTGAAAAACCTCTCCGCTGAAATGTCCTGACCTATAATCAGCCTCTTTCGCCCTTACGGCACCCGTATCAAAGTTCTGATAGAACTTCAATTCGCCGTATCCGGACCCTCCGGGTATGAACTGCGCCCCTTCGTGCGCCGGAGTCCTCTTGCTCTTGTAGAAGAATCCCCTTCCCTCGCTCATGTCGCCTAAACGGTATAATAGTTTCTTAGTCCAGAAGGGAATCGGCACGTCCGCCGTCATCACCTGCCTATCAAAAATGTTAAGCGCCTGATAAAGCTCCTCGAACGCCTGCTCCTCCGAGATGTTCTTCGCGATTGACAGTTTCGTCACGTCCTGTGATGGAACAAGCGTCGCCAGTTCATCACGGTATCCCTGCTTTACAATGTTGTTAGTCGTATGGAACAAGTTTGGAAACGCCTTCTCCCACAGTTCCTTGAAAACGCTGTCCCTGGTTTGAAAATGATATGCCTGTCTTCCCGTCGGCTCCAAAAGCTTGATTA